AGAATTCCAGAATGATTTTAACGTCTTCTTTTTGTCTAGAGTCTCTCTGAACAACGGGTCTATTATCAATATAAATTATATCCCCTGTCTTTTTATTTATCTCTGGATTTGAAAGTCCTTTTGAAAAAACAGATTCTAAATTAATTTGTTTAGAATTAACAGTAATAACAGTGCCATCAAGAGTATTATCAATTTCTGCTGATCCTCCAGATACCGAGAAACTAATGGATGGAGGAGTACTACCAGAAATAAATGTAGCAATACCAGTGGTATCTGGACTTTGGGTTTGATCTAATTTATTCCCAAAACATAAAGATCTATCTTGATAATATTTTAAAATTTTAGTTTCGGAATCAAAAGATGCGACATATCCTTTTGCAACAACATTATTGCCTTGGTTTTGAGTTATTTGTTCACCTATGGTTACAGATCTGGAAGTAGTTAATCCGATAGAAAAGAGTGATGAAAATGTGTTTCCTGTAAAAGTTATTCCTGTTCCTGAAAATTGTTGTGGATTTTTTATAATTCCTATTTGAGCAAATTCTGTATCTATTGGAAAATCTTTAGTGGAATCATCAAATCTTGCATACAGTAATACTTTATCAGTTCCTAACTCTTTATAGATATCATATCCATGCCCTTTTGAAGGTGGAATTATTGGTATTAATTTTGACCCCGATCCACTATTAGTACTTAAATCAACGATTCCATAAGTATATCCTTTACCACCTTGAGTTACAGTAACTCCTGTTATGACTCCATTAGTCGTTGTTACAGAAACTTGACCACCAGTTCCATCTCCTAAAATAGGATGAGACTGATCACTATAATCAGTTCCTCCATTTTCAATATATACTTTCTTAATTTGATTATTATTGTTATCCGAGTCTCCACCATCTCTAATAATTTCAATATCAGAATCCGTGGTAGTTAACCAGTCATTTGGAACAACAATAAACTCTGTGGAATCAAATTTAATAACATCTGATGGTGAAATCTTGAATAAGTACTTCCACACATATCCATCAGAGTAAGAAACTGGTTCTACATCTATATGTGTTGGTTCAAGAACTGATCTAGGAACACTTGGATTAACGCCGGTGCTTCCATTATCTATACAAAGATAAATTTTAAAATCACTTGTAATTACATAGTAATTTGCATCATATAATTTTAAGGATTTACTTACAGGTGCTTTATTATTTTGCCCATAATCATGCCTATACATATCATATTGATTATTTGAGACCCATTCATTTTTTCTTATAACCCTTCTAGCATTTTCTGTGGTAATTTTTTTACCAAATAAACTTGTGTCTCTATAATGTGATAGATATTGAAAATTGTCTACAGGATTATTAGTAAGACTCGTATCCCAATTATCAGTTCTACCAAATCCAGTTGCAGTTGGATTTGACAGACCTAAAAAAGCATAATAGGAGTTATTACTGATGGACTCTACAAAAGAACCAGCATTCAATATTCTAAATTGATCTGTTACGAATGCAGCCATATTAATTGTTTTTTAGATATTTATACGATAATATTAGGTTTCTCTTTTTGGAAGGGCACCAGTTTTTCTTATATTGACTCCACCTCTTCTTTGAATAGTTGGATATGTTGATAATCCAGAAACAACATATCCAGTAACTCCAATAGATATTGGACTTGAAGATCTTGTTCCTCCGGATAATCTTCCCCATGAATATCTTCCAACAGGATTCAATATATTTCCAGTAGTAGAAATTCCAATTATATTAGAATCTGATTTGACATTACAAGTTAAAATTCCTATCGTAGAACTATAAGACCAATCTGAGATGTAATATATATTGTCTAAACACGTAGTTCCGATACCAACAACCTCTGAATCTGAACTATTAATTGATGTAACTCCACTACCAATTTGAGTGTCATAGATGTAAATAGGATATCCAGTTGATAATCCAGTAAAGTTGTTGCTAGTAATCGTAAATTGAAGTGCTAATGGATTTCCTCCTGTTCCTGTAGTTGTTGTAATTCCAGTTACAATACCCGAGAATCCTTGAATATTGTTAAATTGTGTAATTTTTTCAATAAGTCCTGTTGTAAATCCTGTTGTAGAAATTCCATTAATTACTAATGCATCTAAAGGAGTGGAAGGATCTGAATATCCTCTATCTGTCTCATAACTAAAAAGTTCAGAAGTATCAATAAAAACTTCAGTATCAGTTGTAGATACGTCTTTAATAATTCTTGCTGTTGGGAAAATTAAAGGTTCTAAAGTATCTCTTGATTTTGAAACAAATTCTCCATTAACTTTTTTGCCAGACTTTTGTTTTATCCAGGTAAGTGGTTTAAGATTATCTTCATCAATACCAACACCAAAATAACGATTAGTTTCAAATTTATCTGAGAATGAAAGATTATAAACAGTTCTCTTATCTTGAGTTTGTGTACCTGGAATAATATTATTACTTATTACCTGAACAGTATCTCCCTCTTTTATTGTGGGTTTTACGTCATCAAAAAGAGCAGTATCAGTTGAAGCAATACCTTTGTAAAAATAAATTTGAACGTCATCTTCTGGTAATGGTGCCCTAGTGAATATAAAAGAAGTTCCACCCGAGAAAATATAATTTTCTACCGGTTCTTGTATGACTCCATTTATAAAGATAATTAATACGTTATTAATATTCTCTTCAATAGGACTTCCAATTTCTGGTTCAAAACTAAGAAGTTCTCCATTATAGATTAATGGGAATCTTCTATTAGAACCATCTTGCAATTCTTTGACAGAATCAATATAATCAAGTTCTCCAAATTCCCAAGCAGCAAAATTATCAGAATATGTATCGACCACTTCAATAGTGAAGTCTGATATTGGAGATGATAAAGTAGAATCCGTCACTAAACCGACTGGTTTAAATACATCACCTCTCTTAAATGAATATCCCGGTCTTGAGAAGTTAAATTCTTTCACCTCAAAATAAGTTGATCCTATACCTACAGATGTTGAAGCACCTCCGACAATTACATCAATTAACAGTCCGATTCCAGTTTCTGTAGTTGAACCAATTCCTAATCTAGAAACTCCAACTATTGGAAGATTGCTATATGATGGATCTGATACAATTATTCTTGGACTTGTATATCCAGTTCCGGGATTTGTAATTGCAAATGATAAAGTTCCACCAGCACCAACATTTGCTGTTGCAGTTATTTCTGCTGGAGTTCCAGAATGTCCTTCTTCAAAAACACTTACTCCAATAGAAACTAGTCCATTATATCCAGATCCAAGATTATCAGTTGTTCCTAATCCAACAGATACAATAGTTCCACCAGCACCCACAACAGCAGTTACAGAAGCACCTACAAGTGGAGCAAATCCGAGACCTGGTGTAGAACCATAAGAAACTATAATTCCACCTCTAGGAGTTTCATTCTGATTGATATCGGAGTCAGAAGATACATATTCTAAAATATTATCGGGTCTTGTAATTCCTGAAAATTCTACGGTTGTTATTCCAGATACAGTATTTTCTAAAATTTCATAATTAAATCTAAACGGATTATTATCAGTTTTAGGTGATTGGTAAATATTATTAACAAAAATCAAACCATTAGCACCTTCAGTACCAATACCTGTAGTATTAGCACCACCAACTTTCAAGGTAAATGTTCTTCCTATTCCAGTAAATTTATCAGATATATCATCATATACTTTATTATCGTCATAATTAGACTTTAAGAAAACTCTTCCGTTAAAAGATGAAGTTTCAAAGTCTAAATTAGCATCTGTCTTATCAATTTGAGGATTTCCTCTTGGTGCTTCTGAGAAATGAATTTTTTCATCTACAATATTAAAAGATCCTTTATAGACACTTACTGTAGATGAATTTGTATGAGTAGATGCTGAAGTTCCAACAAATCCTCTTTTGACCTCTACTAGTCCAATAGATCCACTATTTGTAATAGGTCCTATATTAGTTACTCCAAATCCAACATTAGTCACTCCCATATATTCATCATCAATCAATAATATATCTCTTGGATTGATTGAAGAAATTCCAGATAAAGGAATAAATGTTGTATTAATTCCCAAATTTCCAGATAGACTTTGTGTTATTCCCGCAAATGCTATCGGATATTGAATAAGTTTGTCAACATCAATAATACATTTGGTATTTCTCTCTTTCATAGTAAATTTATGAGCATTTCCTTCACCGAGAGATGCAAAAGTTACTCCAGTACCACTTTGAGCTGCTGCTGTTGTTATTGCAACTTTAAATTTATCTTCTGACAACTTAATAGCATAGACTGTGGAAGGTAAAACATCTGTTGCATTTATCATCATAGCACTAGTTCCAACTCCAACAATAGTAGAATTTGGAGTATAAATTAACTCTTCACCAGTTACAAAGAAATGATTATCTATATTAAATTCACCTGTTGTTGGTGATAAAGCAGCAGAATTTGGATTGAATTTTTTGGAGAAAATTGGAATATTATTAGTTTTTAATTCAAATTCAGTTTTGTTGATTCTAACTCCGTTAATTGAATTATAGAATTTTTCATCAATACTTTCATTTAAAGGACCGTATGATAAGTCACTATAAGGATTATCAGAATCCAACTCCGAATAAAAAACTTTCTCTAAAATTTCAATATTAGTTTCTTGTCCTTGATTATCGGGATAGAATTTTAAGAGTATATCTAAACCAGATATATCAGCACCAAATGTTCCAAGACCAGATAAAGTATCAAGAGTATTATCTGTAGCATCTACTGAAAGTAAAGGCAATTGTTGAGTATAAACATCAGTTCCATCAAATAACATCATAACCTGATGAATTGCTTTACTAGAACCTACACTGACTTGAACCACCGATTTAGAAGAATCAAATAAAGATCTGTCAAGAGTACTAATTACTGTAGATGCAAGAGATACTGTAGAATAATAGTTGGATCTATAAATTGCACTTCTTTCTTGCCCGGCAGTTTGATCGGGACTATTAAATCTATAAGTTCCTATTCCAGATGAAGTTGTTCCAAATCCAACAATATTTGCTTTTATTTTTATTGTTTCTGATGAAGAATTTTCATGTTTAATTGATAATATTCCATTATCTAAGTCGGCTAAGAAATTTCCTATTTGATTGCCAGAGAAAGAATTTTGAACATTATCAATATAAGATTCGGAAAGATAAGTGTTTGTCCCATCATGTGCAACAAGTAATCTTGCATAATTTATTTCATCTGTATTATTGTTAATCACCTGTGCATTAATATAAAGAGATTCAAAATTGTTAGAATCTAAAGATATTATTGTAGTTGTTCCTATACCAGTATAAGTATTTTGAGATCCAATTAATTCTATAAATCCAACAGATTGAGTTCCAATTCCATTAGTTCCCAAATCATTAAAAATTTGTCTAGTTAATTTAACATCATAATCCTTATTAAAGGGATCATTTGGGATAAATCTTAAAAAAGTTTCTTCAAATTCATTATCTTGCAAATCAAATGTTCCAAAAGAAGAATCTGAATTTGATAAAGATTCATTTTCAATAATTGTTGTTTCAATTCCATTACTTATTACAGTCAAATCTGTTAATTGAATTTCATTATCATCATCACCGGTAACTCTAAACAAATAATTGTAATATGATCTATCATTGACCTCTTCAATTGACAAAAACTCAGTATTTTCTGCTTCTGAATTTGAAAATTGTCTAGAAAGATCATCAATTTTCAATACATTAAGATTTCTTAATTGAGTAAAATTGGTAAGTCTTTTATTATCTAATTTCAAAAACTTTGATGCAGAATTTACATCAACATCAATAACGTTATCAAAGTTATTGATAGAATCAACTCTAATATCATTAATTATATCATAAATTGCTGTAAATCCATCATTTGATTTTTCTAGTCCAGAGTTTACTGAAGATGAAATTCCAGTATCTGCAAAATTTTTCAGTCCACTAACATGAACTATGTTTTCTACTGGAGATTGTTGATCTTTATAGGATACTGAACTCTTTATAGAATATGATAAATTTTGATAATAATCATTATCAGGAATAACTTGGTAATCTTCACTTAATTTACCAGTCTCAGTTTCCCATCCAATATTTTTTAAATTGGAAAATCCGATATTAAATGTTCCGTGATTTAAAAATAATGAATTTATTGTCGCTACAGATCCAGATTCTGTTCCTGTGATAATTTCTCCAACAGATAAATCATACAATCCAGAAACTTTTATAGAATTTTTATCAATTTTTTGAACTCTTAAATCTCTAACTATATTATTAGAGGATAAAGATTCTCCAATTAAAAATTCAGATTTTTTCTTAATAAGTTTAAATTCTGGATAATCTCTCTTATTAATTAAAGTTCCAGCAAAGTTTTGATTTGTTTTTGCAATTCCAGTGTTTGTGGTTAATCCAGCAACACTAATTGTTACCTGATCATTTATGGCAGAAGTAGAGTCATACTTTGTTACTTTAAAGAACTTATATCCATAGTCTGACGAATTAAATCCTGTTCCATCAGAACTAAATTTTTCAACTCCTTCAATAAAAACTTCATCTCCAATTTCAAAAGGTTGAGTTGTAAATGTTCCAATTCCTGGTGTTGATATACTGCATGTAAAAATGCCAGAATTTGAAGAATCTACACTTATAATAGAAATACCATTATCATTATTAGTTGCAAAAACTTCTACAGCACCATCCGATAAACCTTTTGGTTCTACATCAACTTCTACCGAAGAAATTGCTGATCCTGTCAAATTAACAATTAATAATCCAGAGTCCAATACATTTCTTGTTTCTGCATCAATAATTTTCAATAGTGGTGTAGATGTATATCCCTCTCCACCATTAACAACTATTATTTCATCAGAAGTATTAGAATTTTTAAATTCAATAACTGGAGATATATTTGCTTCAGGTCTTAGTGTTCTATCAGAAGAATATGTAAATTTATTATTTAAAATCTTAAAATCTTTTAAAGATCCGATTTGATTTGATTCAATATTTACTCTCAAGTCTGTTCCGGAAGTAGAATTAGTTGATTTTAAAGATGGCAATTCTCTATATCCAGAACCAAAAGATAAAACCCTTAATGAACTTACTGGTCCTGATGCAAATGCCGATGTTGTTGAATATTCCAAAACATCACATTCAGTAGAAATATAAGATGATCTTTCGGGTTTTTGGGGAATATTGACAGTAAAAGTTGTAGTTCCTAATCCAGTTATCTCATATGTATTGTTATAAAGGCTATCTTCATATGTTATACTTGAGTAATTCTTAACTTCAATATCAGATTTAATTTTTGTTCCTTCTTTTATTAAAGTATAATATAATTTGTGTGGATTATCTGAAGAATAATTTAGAGTTACGGTAGATGTTCCGGAACCAGATATAGTGAATGAATCAGTAGATCCAGTAGAAACAAATTCATTATTGAATTCAGGATCTTCATAAATTTTTAATTCATATCCAGAAACACTAGAATCACTTAAATCAAATACTAAGTTATTATTTTCAATAATATTAATTTCTGGATTTATTGGTGATAATACTTGAGAAGAACTACCAGTACTAGCAAAACTTACAACAGTTGGTGGAATTTGTTGAGTATCAAAATGAGTCTCGCAGAGATTAAATCTTTCATGATTAATTTTAAAAATATAATATACATTTCCAGAACCAATTGCTTCATCTTCATAAAAAACTTTATCTCCAGTTTCTAAACCATGATTTTGAATTGTAATTTCATTTGTCGATGTGTTAATTCCTGTGGAATTAAATCCAATTGGATCTACAACAACTGCACCAATCTCAGACTTATAAACAACTCTAACAGCAGTTGAAGTACCAATACCTACTGAAAGATTTGGTTTAACATTTAATGATACAGAATCACCAAGTTGAAGTTCATGAGAAGTAGATACAGATACTGTTACTTCATTTTTTTCCACATCTCCAAGAATCTGATTATAATTTGATTCAAGTAAATATTGATCATCATCATCTCCATTTGTATGGAAGAACAATTCATTTCCATCAATTGCAGTTTTCAATCCAATAAGATTTGGATTTTTATTAACTACAAAAAGATTTGTTGGAAGATCAATTTGATTTATTCCATCGGTAGAAACTGATAAATTTGTTCCACTGGTAGTGTATATGACTGATTGATTATTTACAAATGGATGATTTGTAATGTAAAGACCTTTAGATGGAATATTTGTAGTTACATTAGAAATATTACCGAAAGTAAACGATGCACTATATCCAACGCCATTAATTGTAGAAACACCTACAGATTCTCTAGGATTAAAGAATACCTTATTATTTACTTTAGATTCAAACTTGTCTATAGATTTAGAAATTGTAAATGAATCTGATAAGAAAGATACTGCAGTTCCTACAGTGTGTGATACTCCAGTTAATCCTCTCTCAATTCTAAGGATATTTTCTTTTCGGAATATTCCAAGAATTTTTAACGTTTCTGTTCCGATACTAATACTGCTACCAACTGATATTTGCTCTGGAATTGGTGCTACGTAAATTTCAGTTGTAAATCCTGCCGATGCTGATGTTATTGAAGATAAACATCTTCCATTTTCAATATCAGGAACTAATATTCTATGTGTTCCATTTAATTCTGGAAGATTAGTTGAAAAACCAGATATAGTAATATAATCTAAATTGGAAAGATTATGATTTGGTAATATTGAAACTTTTATCTCATTAGAAGAATTCCAAGTAAAAATAGAATTTAGGTATGAAACTGAGTTTGTATTTAAATTTTCAACAGTTTTACCCTTTAAAGATTTTACATCAACATTCAATCCACTTCCAGAAGTATTATTATTATCAAAAACTAATTTATCACCGACTTTATAATTATTTCCTGGACTTTTAATATTTACAGATTCTACAGGTCCAGATGATACTGAAATAACTTCTATTTTTTGATCTAAAACATCACTTGTTTCATTTACATAGTCATAATCTGCAAATTCTTCAGATACTTTATATGGTAAAGTATTTCTTAGTAAATTTGAATTGTTAAAATCAAATGATTGATCTAAATCAGAATCTGAAATTAATTTTGATTTGTACTTATTTCCTATAAAATATGGGAATTCGTCTATTGTGGCATGATATGCATAAACTCCATTAGGAAATTCGTCATTCTTCTCATATCTTCCATTATATTGATCCAAATCTCCACTATCATCAAATTTATAATCTTCAACAAAAAATCCAGCAGCAAAATTAGAAGGTCTATCTACTACATTAGAAATATCTAAAGTATATCCAGATTCTACAGTTTTTAATGCAGAAGATATATCATTTGGGTCAGTATATACATATGGACCATAAATTGGATTTCCATCATAAGCCCATCCAATAATTCCCGACAGAGAACCATCTTCTAAGAAAGAATTTCTTAAAGTTTCAAAGTATTTTGATACTGAATATTGTAATTTGTCCTTACCATTTTTTAGAACCTCTCCATTATCAAATCTAAAACTATTATCATTAATAGTTAACTTTCTTATCTGAGGATCAATAATAACATCTTTTCCTGATGAAACAACATCAATCTTAGTATCGGATGAAGAATATCCATTTCCTGTACTAACGACCTTAACCTCAGATATTCTGCCATTATCAATTATAGCTCTTAATATTGCACCACTTCCAGATCCAGAAACTATTAAATCTGGCACTGAATTATATTCAATTCCTTCATAACTGATAGAAACATTTGTGATTCTTCCTCCAACTATAACGGGAGTAAGTTCTGCAAGTTTACCATTTTTGATTGTTACACTTGGTTTATTTTGATAGTTTAAAACTGTTGATCCATATCCAGTTCCAGGTTCATATACATATGCATCTACAATTTCTCCTTTTACGACAGGTGTAACTACTAATTCTTCATATTCCTGAGTAGTTGTTCCAAATCCAACATTGGAATATTTAATAGAGACTGAAATGTCTGGATATGAAAAATATTGGTATCCTGAACCTGTAGAACTTAATTCTTCATAATTTTCTCTTTCATAATTTGTAGTATTAGTTCCTCCTACACCAGCATCACATAATTTAAATTTATCATTATCAATTTTTAAAATATAATATTGATTGTTTGTAGAAATTCCAGAAATTTGAGAAGATTCATAATTATACTCTACAAGTTCTCCACTATTAAATCCATGATTCTTAAAATTAATTGTATTTTCTGTAGTTGATATTCCTGATGATTTTACGGTTAATTTTCTATTAGAATATCCTTCTCCAGGATTAATAATTCTGACTTCATCAACTTGATTTTTGGAATCTAAAGTTAAAAATCTATGACTTCCCAAAGATCCTGTATAAATTCCAACTGTATTGATACCAGATTGCTGATCAATCAAATTGTAATATAATTTAATTGTTTTATTATTAGTTACTCCAACAAAATATAATGAATTATCTGGAAGGTCAAAATTATTTCCTGCTGTTCCAATTGATATTGGATTATTTCCTAATGAATTATAAATTACTTGTTGACCATTAACAAAATTATGATTGGTTAAAAATGCAATTTGATTTGTTGCCAAATCAACTCCACCACCAGTAGAAGATTCATCGGCATTAAATAAAACTTCCCTTTGTTTAGAAATTAATACTGGTTCAATAACTGCACCTTTACCGTTTCCTCCAGAAATTTCAATTGAAACTATTTTATCAATATCATAATCTTGAGAATCTACATATACATTTTTAAATTCTCCAGTTACAACTGGATGAATTTTTGCTGTACCAGAAGAAACTTCTACTTTTGGTGGATTTAAGACATCGTAATTTTCTCCTCCAAATAATATGTTCGCACTTTCAATAGGTCCATAGAAAATTTCATCATTTGATTTATAATTTTGAATTTCTACACCATTTATTAATATTCCTGTAGATCCAGGAGTTGTTAATTGTCCTTCTCCTAACTTTATATTTTTTTCTAAAGGAATTTTTCTTAAAAGTTTTTGTACTCCCAGTTCAGTTTCTTTTTGAGATTCTAATACAAAATTGTTAGTTGCTATACCAGAAATAGGTACTGCAAAAGTTAAATTACTTGAAGATCCTATCAGAGACGCAGATCCATATAATTTAAATTTTGTATTTGATATTTTTTCTACAAAATATGATCCTGTTGCCAATCCAACTAAAGGTTCCCCAATAGAAGAATACCTTATTTTATCTCCGGTTATAAAAGGAACATCATCTGTTATTAAATTAAAGGAATCATATAAATCATTATTAAGACCATCAAGATTATCAATATTAGAAATTGTTACAGATTTGATCTCTTCTTGAATATTAAATCGATAATCATTTACTGTAAAATCACTTCTTACCTTTGATGGGAAAGAGTTAGATGCGACATATGCATATTCATCACCATCAACATAAAGATTAAGTACATCTGATAATATTGAATTAGATTCAAATTCAGATCCAGAAGCTTCTGTTTTATTTAATTTTCTTCTTATATCATACTTTAAGTTTTGACTTAAAACTGGTTTATTGGTTAAACTTAAAGTATTTTCAGTTTCGTCAATATCCGAAATATAAACCGATCCTAAAGAAGAAACTACTACTTCAGTTCCTCTTTCTAATATTTCAACTTCGTCTCCAATTTTTAAACTTGATCTATCAATAACAGATGCCAGTTTATTTGAACTATTATCAGATATTTGATATCTTGAACTAGTATTGTATATTAAAGAATTTGCAAAAATTTCTTTCCAACTTGAATTACTATTTTTAATCTTGTCTCCAAGATTTTTAATAGTAATTATATCACCTTCACTTGTTTTAAAATTATTACTTAATTGTTCAAAATCTCCGATTACTCCAAGAATTATTAATTCAACTTTTTTAGAAGTGTCTCCATTTTCATATGCAAAATAAGTATCATTTGATCTGACATTTGATGCAGATGAAATTATACTGCTGATTCCACTACATCCAAAAAATTGATTAATACTTTTTCCAGTATAGGAAATAGTGTTTCCTTCAGAAAATAAAGTTCCTGATTGTGGAAAACTTAAAGTTGAATCTACTGTTAATATGGTATCTCCTGGAGATGCACTTTGAATTAATTTTGTATTTGGTGTAATTAAAAAATTTCCTTGTATAGATGATCTTCCATCATTACTGATATAAAATTCAATTTTATAAAATGTTTTTCCCTTTCTTGTAAATGGTTCTACTGAAGAAATAGATGCAGATGTATTTTCATCATTAGATTTAAAAAGAGTTTCTCCAACAATTCTTAAGGGTTCTCCAGATATTACTTCTACGACTGCAACTTCTCTCCTTATATATTCTGCAGAAGATGGTTTAATGAGATAATCTTCTAAATTTATAATCTCTGGAGATTCTCCAAAAATAACCTTAAAAAGAATTTTTATGGATTCATCAGTTCCTTTAGAAGAATAAAGATCTTTTGCTCTTCTTATAAAATTTCCAGCATTAATTTCATCTACGAATGAAATATTTTCTAAACCTGGAGTAAACGTTGACTTTAATTTTTTATAAAATTCTTTTAAAAATAAAGAACTTAAATTCTGAACACTAGTATTGGACTCATGTTGTGCAGCTATTGAAGTAGAAAATACTAAATCTTTATTGATTGATTCTTGATCAAATTCAGTAATTCCACTAAATCCTCTAACACAACCAGTAAATGTATTGGTTGTTATACCAGTATAAGTTATAATTTCATCATCAATTTTAAGAAGTCCATATTGATTCGGAAATCCTTTGGTATTAGATACTTCAATTGTAGTATCATCAGAAGTTATACTATTGGATAGTATTGTACTATCAACAATAACCTCTGGTTTTAAATTATCAACTCTTAAATATTGATCTAAGTTATCACTAATATCTACAGGACCACCTTGATATTCTTGAGAAATATAATATTGCTTTAAAAAATCAACTGCTTTTGGACTTTCATCCAAAATGAATTCTGGTAATTGATTGGAAATTATATCCTGAATCTTTACTCTAGATTCAATTCCAGTCTGTATCATATTACTCTCTTATTAAACTTCCGTTTGAATAGCTTGATGTATAAAAATCATTAACAAATCTGGTTCCGGATATTTCGTCCCCAGAAGCAATAACGTCTCTTACCATATTTATTCTACTTTTTGAGACACTTAAAGAGATATACAAGTCTCTCAATCCAACTACATCATTGGATTCTGGATATGCCTGAATCTCAATAACATTACCTGGTGAATCTGTTGAGGTAATATTTAGAGGTCCAAAAATAATCTCACCTTTTATATAATCAATTGTTCCCACTTCTGTAGATACTGGAATAAATTTATTATTATCATCAAATTTAAATATTGAAATAGTTCCTTTTTTTATAGTGGTTTCACCTGCTTCTATCTCAGGAATATCTGTCAAATATACAGTCGAACTTTCACCGGCAATTTTAAATCCAGTAGACTTTATATTTCCAATTCCAGTACCTGCATTAAATCTATTTCCAAAACACAATTCGTATTGAACAGCAGTATTTAAAATTGCCTTCAAATCTCTACGAATGGTAACTTTCGTAATATTTGAAGTTATTGCTGTATCTGTACTATCAATAACTTGTTGAATTTTACTATATCTGAATCTTCCACCAAATTTATTTAAATCTAAAGATTTGGAATATCTTGTAAGAGATTCTGTAACAGAAGATTTTAATGCATCTATACTTGATGTTTTTGAATAATTATAATAAACAGAACTATCTAACTCAACATAAAGTATTTTCAAGTCTGTTATTTTTTGATTTATTCCAGATACTGAGTATTGTTTTAATTTAGATAATATTTGACTTTTATTAAAATCGGAAATAAAAGTTCCATTCTTTGGTTTAATACTAATTTGTACAGTACCGAATTGTGGAGGATCTAATTGTTCTCCTCCGACTACTGAGACTGATTCGGTATTTGGATATATTGTCTTAATGATGGATTCATAATCTCTTGCTGTAACTGCTCTATACTGAGAAGAATACAGTCTTGGAGCAAAATATTTAATAGATTCTAATGATTCAATATCACCACCATTAATTGATGATTGCTCTGTTGTGATTGTAATAGTTCCTGGTTCAATAATAAAATTATTTGAGTCTTCTAATGTTCCCGAGAAAGAAAAAGTTCTAGCACCATTAGCATCTTTTCCATCAGTTATAATATAATTTACAGTAATGTATGTTCCATCTCCATCATCACCTAATTTTTTACCAATAATCCCATCACCAAATCTTAATTCATATTTTTCATCCTGAACTTCATTAAGGAAAAATATTCTTGAATCCTTATCAGTATTAATAATATTATCAGAAAGAGAATATTCAACACCTCTTGCACTTTGAGATTTACTGATATAAACTCTAATGGTTGATGAATCAGTAAAAGAATTATTAAGAATAAATCTTTGGTCTAAAGATCCATCATATAAAAACTTCTTAGTTAGAAATATTCCCTGATGAACACTAATATTATTGAATGATGCTACTCCATTATTAATATTTGCAGTAATGTCTTCTGCAGTTGCAAATGTATATGATGTATCATTAGCACTACCTACACACACCAGACCTGCTTTCAAGGTCACCGTAGGACTCTCTGAGGCAGTTGATACGTCAAAGGATATTCGTGCCGTTGATGCCGTTCTAGAACGTGGCACATATCCAATATTTCCTGCTAAAGAAACAACATTTTCTCTCAAAATTGCAGAATCCAAAAAGGATTCGTTTACAACCATATTTGAGTTAAATGCTGTAATATAAGTATTATAAGCTAATGTATCAATTAATATAGAAAAGTTTGACCCTTCAAAGTCAAAATCCGTAAACGTAGAATTTGCACGGAGATAATCTTTGATAGAAGTCTTTATCTGATCAAAATCTAGATTTGTATAGTTTGTAAAAGGCATTTTATCTCGTTGCCTCTAAGAGGAATGAATATTCTTGTGTTGGAAACTCTTGGCCAATAATGTCAAATGTAACTGTCACATTAAAAGTGTTTTCATCTGGTATTGGATCAACTTCAACAACCAAATTATCAACTCTTTCTTCAAAATTTTCTACTGCAACTTGAATTTGGTCTTGAATTACCGATGCTGTACCAAAATCAACAAATTCAAATAAACTTCTTCTTACATCAGATCCCAACACAGAGTTAAAAAACCTCTCTGTTGGGATAGTTTGAACAATATTTCTCACAGAACGACGAATTGCGTTCTCATTTTTTAATATAGGAAGATCTTTTGTCACAGGATGAGGATCAAATGACAAACTAATGTCTTTAAATGTACGTGATATCCTCTGATTTGCCATTATCCTAGAGTTTTCGTAATTTTATTTATACCTCATTCTTCAAGATAACTCTGACCTCTCCTAATATCGTCATGCATAATTTCTTGAATCGTTCTTTCTTCTTGTTTTACCTTTTTTTGTGCCTTTGTCCAGTAATCTGTGATCAAATTAGTGGTTCCCCACATCTTATACATGTACTCTGAGTCACGATCTACGGGTGAATTTGCCATTTTGCTCCTGTTTTGAAAAAACAGAACTTTTTGAGGGGTTGCTATCCCTATTTTTTATTTATTTTTACTTATTTGGCATTAATACAACGTGGATTGCAAGGATTTTGTCCACAATTTGAACAAACTTCACGTTCTTTTGCTGTTTTCCAGAAATATTCGTCTTCACGACCCATTCCTAGACGATCATTTCCGTTTTCAACCTGATAATATTGAGTCGAAACCTTAAAATCAGGCATTTTTGGGTCAACAGGTGTCAAACTATTATCATAAATGCGTAATCTGTTGTTCGGATAGAGTGCATACTGCCCATTTTCAAGTTCAATCAGGTTATGAGACTTATGTTCGGCAGGATTTTCACTTGTTGCATAGTCAACATAGTCTGGATCATGGTGATAGTTATCAATTGTACAGACATAGGTGCCTTTTACATTACCATGATCTCTTGTATAACACTCAAAATCCATAGAACCAATAAATTTCTTATCCACAGAGACGACTCCGTAGTCCATACAATTCCAGAACTGTAGGTTTGGTAGACTCATGTCTGGTGAAGGGGTCTCAGGATCCGAGACAAAGGCACTGATGGGCAATTTATCATACATTGCCGCATACTCTGGTAAATAAGTCTCAAAATAAAAAGCACGTCCAGGAATCGATTTAACCGAAACCCAGACGCCCTTAACAAATTCACCGTGTCCACTTTGATGGTCGGTTAGATATTCTTTTCTAACCCATACTTCCATTGAAGGAAGATTTGCTATCAAACATGCCATGTGACGTAATATTAGTTAATGTATATATTACCGTCCTTGTCCCCGATAACGCTTACGAGCCGAGTTACGCGACGTTGCCGCATACTTCGTATTCTTACCATCTCCTTGACGAGACTTCTTCGGCTTACCAGGCATAAAGCCATCCTTGACCAAACCAACTTTTGAACGAACTGCCATAATAACTCCTTAATACTCTATGATTTTTGTTTCAAGATCTTGTGGTCTTGGAGAACCCTTCTGATAATACTCTACCGAAAGGTCCTCCATAATATCAAAATATTCTTCCTCCGTCAAGTTCTTATGCAAGGTTTTGCCCTTGTGGAGAATTGTATATTCTGCCTGTTTCATCAGATAACTCTTGTCTTCTCGTGACCAACTCTAATACGAGGATCGCACCAAATCTCAAATCCTGCTTCCTTTGCATCAAGGCAGAAACTTACATCCTCTCCACACATATCTTGCACCTCTCCAGACTCAAAGACTTGCATCTTTGGTGCAAACCATGGATACTTCATATCAGAATGCTCAAAGACTCCGTGCTTAATAAGTAACCATCCAAATCCTGCATAGTCTACAGTAAATGGTTTGTTGCGTTTTGGCATCGTTTCTGCTGTTTCATGATTCATGACTCCACCATTATTACGGAAGTCGTCCTCATCCATCCAGTGTGCAACACTAGTAGTACGTCCGTCCTCGGTCATGTACCATCCACTGGCAATATCTTGATCCATCAATACCAATTGATAGAACTTCTCTGTGTTAAACACAATATCACTATCAATCCACAACTGATAATCATATTTCAACTTGCCGTCCCAGGGAATTTGATCCGGTCCTCGCAATACATTCGCACCCAAACACTTACATCTTGCAAAATTCACCATCGATGAATAGTCTTGCGAAATCTGGATGCTTGCTCCTGCCTGTACCAAATCAAAACAAAGTTGTACAAAATTTTTGAGATACGTATAAGAGACTCCTCTACCGGGTAGGCAAAATACGATGGTTTTTCCTTTTACCATCTCTTTTGCCTTTTCATAGTCCCACTCTTGAGTGCTCTCAGACTTTTTGGGTTTCTTTGCTTTTACTGTAAATCCTTTAGCCATAATTCAGTAACGTTACTTCAGTATCATAACACTCTATCTATACTACGTCAAGAGTGCCTATTCAACATCTCTGATGATAATACAGTCATTCTCAACCTCGATGTTTACTTCTACTCCCTCGTACCATCCCTTCTCATCACAAATCCACTCAGGAATAGTTATATAATGCTCCCCAGATACTGGATCAATCTCTATGGTCGTAAAATTTTCTGCGGAATTTTTTTGCATATCTTTGAACCTTATAGTCATTTTTTATATATGAAAAATTTTTTTTATGAAAGAGAAATAGAGAAGTCGTTTTGGGTCGTTTATAGCTTAGGGAAGTTAGGGGTTTTTATATACGGGGGGGCACGGCGGGCAACAC